TCACTTTCGGATTATTCAGATATTCCATATGATTTTATTCAATATTCAAAAATAAATGATGTTGGTAAGCAATGGATTAGAAAATACACTTTAGCACTTTCAAAAGAATTATTAGGAGCAATTAGAGAAAAATATAATTCAATTCCAATTCCAGATGCTGAAATAAGTTTAGACGGAGCAGCATTGAGAGCAGAAGCACAAGTTGAAAAAGATGCACTTATTACCCAATTGAGAGAAAACTTAGAAGAACTAAGTAGAAAAAATGTGATGGAAAATAAAGCACATGAAGCAGACCATCAGCAAGAAATGCTTAGAAAAGTACCTTTAAAAATATATGTAGGATAATATGCCAAAGTTTATTTCAGAAAGAGATGTTGCATTTTTCAAAGGTATAGCCAGAGAAATTGTAGATGTTGTTGTAGAAAATACAATTGTATTGTTCAAAGTTAATTTGAATGAAACAAAGATAAACATCTATGGTGAAGCTATGAATAAAACTTGGTATCCAGGCGTACAATTATATGCTTTAATTAATAAAGAACCGGAAACAGCTACATATGAAGGATTTGGACCTGATGCAAATCAGAACATAGAATTTAGACTTGATAGATTTATGTGTGAGGAGAAGGGAGTATATCCTGAAATAGGTGATGTAATTTTCTTTGACCAATCTTATTATGAAATAGATAATACAAATGAAATACAATTTGTAGGAGGATTACCTGATAATAACTTTAGTATTGTATGTAGTACATTTATGGTTAATAAATCATCTCTAAATATAGAAGAACGAATTAATTAATTGATATGTCAATAAATCCAATAAAACCCCAACTAAATAGGGCAAATGAAATAAAATCCAATGTTGGAGATGTTAAGAAAAGTGTAGGTCTATTTGATATAGATTACGCTATGATGACATATTTGGAAGATGTTGCTTTACCAAAATTAGATTATAATGGTAAATCGGTAACCATTCCTGTAATATATGGTAACTCTGAAAGATGGAAGGGAGCTAGAAGAGATGGGGTATATAGAGATAAAAAAGGTTCTATTCAATTGCCGATAATGATGATTCGTAGAACATCAATTGCAAAAGATGAGGCAATGCCAATGCAAAATAGACACGTTTCATATCCAACCATAACAAAGTGGTCAAAAGATAATAGATATGATAGATTTACAGCGTTAGGTGGTAATACGGCTCCTAAATACGAACTATTTAATATTGTAATGCCAGACTATGTTGAGGTTAATTATGATTGTATGGTATGGACCGATTATACAGAACAACTTAATTCTGTAATAGAACAATTAAATTTTACATCTCAATATTGGGGAGATAGAGATAAGTTTAAATTTAGAACAAGTATTTCTGATTTTAATGTTGTTAACGAAGTTGGTGAAGGTTCTCAAAGAATAAATAGAGTAGAATTTTCTTTGAATGTGAAGGCTTATTTATTACCAAAAACATTTGATGGAGAATCTACCACTAAAAAATCAATGTCTACAAAAAGATTGGTTGTAACTACGGAAACAGATGTTACAAGTGGTAATGGTAGATTGGAAGGAGTTTTAACCACACCTTCTCCATACTATGATAATAAAGATTTAATTGATTTCTTATCATTAAATAATAATAAAACAGAAAACCCAGCAACAAATAATACAATAACTTTTACAGGAGTGAAATTAATAAAAGCACCTGCTTTATTATCATCTGTTGTAACGAGTTCACTTAATATTGGTGATAATTCTTATGATGTTAAAATTTATATAAATGGTGTTAGATATTATCAAACTACTCATTTTACAGTTGGCATATCTAATAGCTCATTTACCATAAACTTTAATTCTACAAATTTAGGATTCAATGTAACATCGACAGATGAAGTAACTATAACAGGTAAATTTGTAGATGTATAATGAAAAGAACTCTTTTAGATATAACCCAAAAGATAAGTAGAAAGCCTCAAAAGGCAATATTAATTCCAAAAAATTTAAATGATTCTACTTATTATATTTTTGAAGCAAAGGGTTGGCGATTTGTAGATATATTAAGAGAAATAGAATTGAGAACTGCACAAGATAGATTATCCGTTTACATAAATACACAATCTATAAGTGCAGGAGATTATGTAATAGAGCAAAATGGTGATGGATTACTTTTAAAATTTATAAGAAACAATTTTGAATATACATTAGATAATGATGATTATCTTGAAATAGAAGGAGATATAGAACAATATGCTTAAACAATTTAATTCAAATGCCAGAAAATTAAATAGAGTTATCAAACAAATTAATTTAAATAATTTGAGTGGTTCGGGCTATATTGATAATACATTAAGCGATTATTTAACACAAACGTCATTATCAGCTTCATTTGATGGCAGAGATGAAAACGGAAATCCGTTACCAATAGAGCAGGCTATGTTGGAATTAAGTGCATCTATTGCATACTCTTATACATCATCTTTTGATACAACAATACCTACAAAATTTAATTCAAATAATAAATCAAATCCAAACTCTACAAAATTAGTAAACAATAAAAATAAAATAGAATCATTTTATAATGAAATTCTTCAATTTAGTGGAAGAACTATTAAAAAAGGAATTGATGAATTTAATAATTCCGGATATGGTAATTTAATTATTTATAGTTCATCTTTAGATTATGGAACTGAAGGAGCATCTCCAGAAAATTTTGAAGTAATGGCATATGGATTACATATTCCAGGAGATTATAGAATATATGAACAAAATGGAAATGTCATAGTATCTTTAAACGATGCTTATATAGATTTTAATAATGTTTCAGTTGGTGATATTTATGTTATAGGAAAATTTAAATAAATGGCAAATTTAATAAGATTAAAACAAATAGAAAGTAGTTCATTTTTGGAAACAGCCGGCGCTATTGTGCAAGATTTTTCCCAATCGGTGAATAGTATTATTTCACAATCAATAGAAACAACTTTTTCTGCATCTATTGTTCAAATAATAACAAACAATGTAGGTGCTGTTCTACCTAATGGAGTAATATCATCATCCGTACAAGTTATTGATATTTTAATCCCATTAAATCAACACAGCGCTTCAATAAACCAATTCACCGCATCATTGAATTCTACATATGCAACCGATGCTGAATTAGCCGCATCTCAATCTAATATAAATATTGATATGGGAGAGTGGTAATAAAATAAATCTTTTAAAAAAAATAATGAGTATTTATTTATATGATTGTAGAAATTTTAAATATTTATAAAGGAATTCGAATTAGAAAAAAGAAATAACCAAACAATATGGCACAAATCATTAAACACAGACGTGGTAGTTTAGAAGCCCTATCAGCAGTAACATCATCCTTACAAAAAGGTGAATTAGTAATTGCATCCGGCTCATCAAATCTATCAGTAACCAACGGAGCATCGATTGTATTCGCAGTTCCAGAAAATGGACAGGTACAAGCGGTAAATAGAATTTTAGTTGGAGCAAATGTACCTAATACATTTGCAGCAGGAACTTACAATGGTATGCTTAAAGGCGTTCCTTACTACGCTAGTGGTAGTTCTACCTTATATTTATTAGGAGAGGGTGCAAATGAAATACCTGATTTGACAGGTAACATTAGTAATTTCAGTTCATCGGTAGCTACATCAATTAATGCATTAAGTTCATCAATTGGTGGTGGTTCTATTGGTAACTCTGTAACATTATTAAATTCATTTACAGGTTCTCAATTAACACAAAACGCTACGTTAGCAACTTACACAGGTTCAGTTGAAACAAGATTTACTCAAATTGGAGTTGTTAGTGGAAGTTTAATTTCTTCAGCAAGTGCAGCTAAAACTACAAATGATGCACAGGATGTTAGTATTACTAATATAAATTCATTTACGGCATCAGCGGCAACTAGATTAACCGAAATTGGTGTAGTAAGTGGTTCTTTGATAACATCTGCAAGTGCCGCTAGTGTTTCGATTTCAAACTTAAATACATTTAGTGGTTCGCAATTAACTCAAAATACTGCATTAGCAACTATTACTGGTTCTTTGATTGCATCCGCTTCGGCAGCAGCAATCGCTGATGCAAATCAAAATACATTCTCATCATCATTTAATACCGCATTTGGATTAAGTGGAGCAGATGTAACTGTTAAAGGTAACTTAACTGTTCAAGGTACAACAACTTCTGTAAACTCAACTACTATTCAATTAGGTGATAATATCATCGAATTAAATGGTACTGGTGCAGCAAATGGTGGTTTATTAGTGAAAGACCCAACTGCACCAAATACTGTAAGTGGTTCATTACTTTGGGATTCAACAAATGATTATTGGAAAGCTGGAGCATTAGGTGCAGAATCTAAATTATTGAGAGCAGGTGGTGATTCAGTAGTAAGTGGTTCATCTCAAATTGATGTATATAATACTACAAATTTCTCATCATTCAATTCAGCATTATCAACCATTACAGGTTCTTTAATCAGTTCAGCATCAGCAGCTAAATCTACAAATGATTCACAAGGTGTTTCAATAACTAATTTAAATTCTAATTCTGCAAGTGTAAATGTTTCAATTGCAGCATTAAATTCATATACTTCTTCAAATACATCAACCAACGCATTAAACGCTTATACGGCATCCGCTGAAACAAGATTTACTGAAATAGGTGTTGTTAGTGGAAGTTTGATTGCATCGGCATCAGCAGCTAAATCTACAAATGATTCACAAGGTGTTTCAATAACTAATTTAAACTCATTTAGTAGTTCTGCTAATACAAGATTTACTGAAATTGGAGTAGTTAGTGGTTCATTAATCAGTTCAGCATCCGCTGCTAGTGTTTCGATAACTAATTTAAACTCATTTAGTAGTTCTCAATTAACACAAAATTCAACATTAGCAACTTATACGGGTTCTGTAAATACAAGATTGACAGAAATCGGTGTAGTTAGTGGTTCATTAATTGCATCCGCAAGTGCAGCTAAATCTACAAATGATTCACAAGGTGTTTCAATAACTAATTTAAATTCGAAATCAGCTAGTGTAGATACTTCTATTTCTAATATTAATTCATTTACCGCATCTTTCGGAACTACATTCAGTTCTTCCGTAGATAGTAGATTAGATACATTGGAAGGTACTGGCACAATACAAGGTTTAGGTACTGGAAATAACGTAACTTTCGCTAAAGTAACTACGAGTGGTGATGTGGTAGTGGGTGGTGATTTAGTTGTACAAGGTAATACAGTATCATTAAATACAGCAACATTAGTAGTTGAAGATAAATTAATAACATTAGCAAGTGGTTCAACATCATCAGCAACCGCAGATGGCGCTGGTATAGAAATAGCAGGTTCTAGTGCAAACTTTGTTTATCAACATTCTTCAACCGCATTCACTTCATCGGTAGCATTAATTGCACCAGCAGTTACTTCTTCAATTAATTTAGGTACATCGGCTGGAAGCACAAAACGAATAGCATTTAGAAATACAAATGGTAACTTAGATTTAGTACCAACTGCATCGGTAGCAGGCGATTTATTACAATGGAACGGAAGTGATTTTGTAATGAGTAGTGTGATTGATGGTGGCTCATTCTAATTATAATAAAGCCCCCGAAAGGGGGCATTTTTTAACTAATTAATGAACATCAAAAACAATAAAATACATGGCTCAGAATATATTACATAGAAGGTCGCTCATAGCAGGAAAAGTTCCTGATACCGGCTCCCTATTAGTAGGTGAGTTGGGGATAAACGTTGCCGATGGTAAAGTTTACATACATAAATCGGGTTCACAACAATCAATTGAAACATTAGTTACTACAAATTCTACAACAACTGGTTCTATAACACTTACGGGAACGGGTTCTTTTGGTGAAGCAACAATTAATTTTGATGCAAACATTGGACAAGATTTATATGTAACTAGAGATATTATAGGAAATGGTAGTATTGATGTTTTAGGTGCAATAACAGCATCTGTAATATCTTCTTCATTATTCATAGGTGATGGTAGTGGATTAAGAAACATTACTGCATCAATGAGACCAGATGATTTTGATTTTAATTCAGAACCATTTGCAGGAACAATTGGATATTTACAAGGAAGTGGTTCTTTATACAAAGTTGCATCAACTCCATCCGGAATTGAATTTAGATATAATGAAACTGTAAAAGGTAAATTTGATACAACAAACGGATTTAGTGGTTCGCTCTATGGAATTGGAGATGTTTTAGCATTTAGTTCTTCGGTGGCGGCACAATTTGCATTGATTGATGCAGGAACATTTTAATAGATTTTAAAAATAATATACTAAACCCTACCAACGTAGGGTTTTTTTATTTTAAATAACTATATTTATTAAAGTAGTATATACTACCTTTTTTTTTTGTTATATAACACTTAAATACAGTCCATATATATGGCCCAAAGCATTATACTTAAGCGTTCTTCGCTTCCTGGCAAAGTACCCGACACGGGTTCACTTAATGTTGGTGAAATAGCGGTAAATACATACGACGGTAAATTATTTATAAAGCGTTCTGGCAATACGGACTCTATTCAAAGTATTGTAACAACGGACTCAATTACAACGGGTTCAATTAGATTAACACAAACGGGTTCATTTGGTGAAATAGTAGTTTCTCAAGATGCAAATCTTCAAAGAGATATTTTTGTTGGTAGAGATGTAATTACGATTGGTGATATTGATGCTGGTGGAGATATTAGTGGTAGTGGATTACAAATAAATGATACTCTTAATATAACCCATAATTCATTTGCACTATCAGCTAGCGCCGGATTAACAGGTTCTTTGGGAATTAGTGGAGATTTGACTGTCATAGGAACAGTTAATGCTAGACAATTTAATATCAATGTTATATCATCATCAATTATATATCAAAGTGGTTCTACGAAATTCGGAGATACTTCAGACGATACACACCAATTTACAGGCTCCGTTCAAGTAACGGGTTCATTGTATGTAAATGGTTCTCAAGTAGGAATAGCACCCGGCCCAAATACATATGATTTCAATTTAGACCCAAATGCAGCTGGTACTGTAAACTATATAACGGATAGTACCTCAAATACATTAGCATTAGCACAAACTGGTTCTTTTGATGTAAAAATATCAAATACAACAATATTATCGGTAAGTTCATCGGCAATGTGGGTAACAACAGGTAGTATAACTTCAAACTATATGCATTTAGCAAAATACATAAACACCGCAGGTGATTTAGATTTTAATATTTAAGATATTTATACAAAATAGAAATAACAATAAATGGCAGCTATATTTCAAATAAGAAGAGGAACAACGGCACAAAAACCAACATTAGTAGCTGGTGAAATGTACGTTGACCAATCTTCTGAAAACTTGATAATTGGAGTAGATGGTTCAAAGGAGATTACATTACTTAAATTAAATGATATCAATACGGGTTCACTACATTTAACAGGTGATATCAGATTAAGTGGTAGTATATATTTAGGTAATGAAACGGCTGATAATATTTCAGCGTTAGGGGTATTTACAACTAATTTAGTTCCATCAGGCGATAGCACAAAAGATGTTGGTACTACTTCTGCTAAATGGAGAAATGTATATGCAACAAATATATCAGGAGCAATAGCAGCAACCAATGGAGTAGTTTCCGGTTCTTCTCAATTAGCATCTGTATTTGAAGAAATAGCAAGTTCAACTCATACATTAGTTAGTGGTTCTTCTCAAATTATTGGAATATTAGATTCTCTAAACACATTTAGTGGTTCTCAATTAACACAAAATATTGCACTGGCAACTATTAGTGGTTCATTAATTTTAACTGCATCCGCTAATACTAATTCTATAACAAATTTAAATTTATTTACATCATCACAATTAACTCAAAATAGCACATTAGCAACTTATACGGGTTCGGTTGAAAGTAGATTTACATCATTAGCTACAATTAGTGGTTCTTTGATTTCAACTGCGAGTTCACATGAGGTGAGTATAAATGAATTAAATATTTGGAGCGGTAGTGCCAGAACTAAATTAAGTAATTTAGAAAGTAAATCAGCATCAGTTGATACTTCTATCTCAAATATAAACTCATATACATCATCTCTTAAAACCGCAATAAGTTTAAACGGACAAGATGTAACTGTAAATGGTAACCTATCAGTATTAGGAACAACAACACAAATTAACTCTACACAGGTTAATATTGGTGAAAATATATTAGAATTAAACTATGGTGGTTCTGCAACTATCGCCGGTCTTTATACAAAAGATGCAACAGGTGGCTCAACTACTTCGGGTTCATTATTATGGGATGCTACAAATGATTATTGGAAAGCTGGTGTAAAAGATAATGAATCAAAAGTATTATTAGCCGGTGGAGATAATGTATTTACATCTTCATTACAATTAACTAATTTAAATCAAACAACTTCATCATTAAACACAACAACTGCAAGTTTAAATTTATTTAGTTCGAGCGTAACCGCTTCATTAGTTTCAATATACCAAACAACCGCAAGTTTAAATTTATTTAGTGCAAGCGTAACCGCTTCATTAGAAAAAATTTATCAAACTACCGCAAGTTTAAATACATACACTACATCAGTAAACGCTGATTTGGAAAGTATTCATCAAACAACTGCTAGTTTAAATTTATTTAGTGCAAGTGTAACATCTTCATTAGTTTCAATATATCAAACAACTGCATCTTTAAATGTAGCTAGTGCTTCTTTACAAACATTTAGTTCTTCTACATTAAGTAGATTAAACCTATTAGAAGTATCTACGGGAAGTTTAAATACATTTACTTCTTCAACTCTTACAAGATTAAATTTATTAGAAACATCTACGGGAAGTTTAAATGAATTTACAAGTTCTCAATTAACGCAAAATATTGCACTA